TGACAACCCGTATGTTCCCGAGCATTATAAACAGCGCATTCGTGATTCTCTTTCTGGTGTTTTCTACAAGCGCAATTATCTTGGCCTGTGGTGCTTAGCTGAGGGCGCCATCTTTGATTTCTTTGATAGGGCTCTTCATGTATATCGCAAGCCTCCTGCTGCTGCTGAATATTATATTGCATCTATTGACTATGGTGCATCAAACCCTTTTGCTTGTCTTCTTATAGGAGTTAGCACTGGGAGGTATACACAAACCGGAAAGAAGATGTGGGTGGAGAAAGAATACTATTGGGACCCTAAGGTTACTCAAAGAGGAAAAACCAATAGTGAATTTGCAAAAGATGTTGTTGCTTTTCTAGAGCCGTACAACGTTAATCAGCTTTATATTGACCCTAGCGCAGCAGCATTTAAGCTAGAGATGCGAAGACTTCACATGCCTACAGTAGACGCAAATAATGAAGTTCTAGACGGCATTCAGATGATGACTAGTGAGATGCAGAAAGGTAATCTAGGCATACTTGAATGCTGCGTGAACACCATTAGAGAGATAGAGACTTATGTGTGGGATAAGAAGGCGGCAGATAGGGGTGATGATGAGCCAGTAAAGAAGGCGGACCATTGTATCGACAGTTTACGCTATGCCATAGCCACTCACAAAGTAAGTGTTTATGATCCTTACAAGGATAAACAGCGTGCAGATGACTGGAGAGCGAACAGGTATGATCCATATCGAAAGTGATTGCATATAAATGCAAGCCACGATATCATTCGATACATGAAAACAAGTCAAGTACATTATGGTAAGTCATTTTACCTAGACAAAAAAACTGGCTATTGGATTTCAACATCTTGCCCGAAGATAAGAGCGCATCGGTGGGTTTGGCTTCAGCATCACGATGAAATCCCAAAAGGATGTCACATTCACCATAAGAATGAAAATAAGTCAGACAATTCAATAGAAAACCTTGAGTTAATGGCTGCATCTGATCATTTGCGTATGCATATGACCGAAGAGAAAAGAAAGAGATCTAGTGTATGGGCTGGAGAAATAAGACATTTAACAAAAGAATGGCATGCAAGTGAGGAGGGGCGGCTATGGCATAAATTGCACGCTTTAAAGAATAAATTTGGTAAAAATGAACCTAGAGATATGGAGTGTGAGGTGTGTGGCTCGGGATATAAAACTACTAAACTACACATGTCTCGATTCTGCACAAATGCATGTAAATCAGTGTGGAGAAGGAATAGTGGACTAGACGATTCTCCAAGAAAATGCAAAAAATGCAATCAGGAATTCATCTGCAACAAGTATGCAAAAACATTATATTGCAGTAGATCGTGTGCTAATAAATTGAAAATCTAGAGCTTTGGTCAACTATGCAACCGCCGGGTCAAAGAATTGAAGATAAAATAAAATGGCATATTGAATTTTTAACTCAACATGGATATAAGATAACTAAGTGATTAATTCAGCTTTAGGAGGCGTGCTTGAGCTTTAATTTAGCCCCCTGGAACAATAGTTTGGAGCCTAATCAAGGGAATGTCCGCCAATGGTTGGACAACCTTTATACGAAAGCTCAACCTATAGAACAGTCTTAAAAGCGGGACTGTTATAAAAAAGAGGATGCGCTGGAATCAATCTAATATTGATACTCTTTTTTATGCTGGCTTAGGTATGGGTCAGCTTAAACCCTCTCTGATTGACTTGGACCGCCGATGGGCAGACAAGGGGCAAGCGAAAGCAGCCTGAACGACTAAGTGAGAGGGCGCCGAAAGGTGAAGCGATAGTCTGAACACGACGGATAACAAGAAGGTCGTGAGAAGGGAATAACAAGACCTTCCGCCTAGAAATAGGTCATAAAAGTAACAGATTGCACAAACGTTTGTTAATAGATATTTTAACTTCAGTCCATCAACGAGCTATCAGCAGTACTATTTCAACCTAGTGCAGCAGCCCGTTAATATGATCACGGGTTATCAGCGACAGCACAGAAAGTCTATTACTTATCAAAACATTGACGGTTCTGACCCTCAAACGACAGATCAATATACGAAAGTCATTACTAATGCGTGTTCAAGAGGTGCAATTCATGAACAGTTTTCAAAAGCGTGCGAATTGGCCGCTGTATCGGGAATGGTCATGCTCCAACCTTACTTGGATTTTTCAGGTGACGATGCGGCGCAAGGAGAGATTAAACTTAAGATCTGGGAATATAACGCATTTCTTGTCGATCCATACTTTCGTGAACCTGACATGTCAGATGCTCAATTCATATGGTGTCAGGAATATATTAGTAAGAAGGAAGCTGAAGACCGTTTCCCAGACAAACTTGAGAATATTGCACCTATGGCTGGAACTCCACAGCGTTATGGTTCGTTCTACTTCCTTCCAGAGAATTATAACATGGCAAGGAATGACCTTATGGTCTTGTCATATGTTTGGTATAAATGGAAGAAAAAGAAAAAGCGACTTTACAGCGCAAAGAGAAACCAATTCTTCGATTATGCAGGTGGAGATAAAAACTTAGAGCAAATTCTATATAATATACCAGATATGGAAGAAGTTACTGTTGAAGTTCCGTGCTGGAAACTAGCTGTAGTTCTGAATGAACAGCTTATGTATCAAGGAGATAATCCTCTTGGAGATATGGGCAGCCCCATGGTTCCTGTGTTCTGGAACTATGAACCTCATATAAACTACTATGATCTTCGGGTAAGGTCCTTAATAAGGACTATGCGTGATCCACAATTCCTCTTTAACTATAAAGTTATCACGAACAATGACATCGTTTCTAGCACAATAAATGCAGGCTGGAAGCGTAAAATTGGTGCAGTAGCTAATGAAGATAATCTTAAGAAATCAGGTCAGGGATGGGATGTAATCATCAATGATGGTTACGAAATGAATGATGTTGAAAAGATAATCCCAAGCGGTGTTCCTGAGTCAGATCTAGCTTTAGCTCAGCAAATGGACGATCTTATTTGGAAAACAGCAGGAATTAATCTAGAGAATTGGGCTGGTCAGAATGATAAGCAGATAAGCACTCTTACGCAGCTTATGAAGATGGCTGCTAATCTAATGGTATTTCAAAAGTATTTCGATCAATGGGATTTCTCTTTAAAAATGGTTGGTGAAAAACTTCTTAGCATAGTCCAAAACAATTGGAATGCTGAAAAGGTCGGGCTCATGATTGGTGAAGAACCATCACCATTTTTCTTTAGTAAGATCTTCAGTAAGTTTAATACTGTGGTTGAAGAAGGACTTCTTACACCTACTCAAAGAAATTTACAAGCCCAGTCCATGATGGATATAAATGCAGCATTTGGGAGGGAAGTATTACCTCCTAGCATGATTATCAAAGACATGAATATCCAAGGTAAAGCAGAAATTATGCAGTTTCTTCAGAAACAAGAAGAACAATTGGCTGCTTCACAATCAGAACTTGAAAATATTCAACACACATTCGAAGAAGCTAAACTCAAAGAACTATATAGTAAGATTCATAATCAGCTTTCAATGGCTCGTGAAAGAGATTCTAGATCAGAATCTAATGTTGGACTCTTTGAAGAACGCATGAGCATGATTAGTAAGAATCATGCAATGGCATCTAAAGAAAAAATGGCAGCACTTACGGCTCTTCTAGATGCTATGCAGAAATTCGGGGAAGTAGAAACTTTCATGAAAGCTAATCAGTTGGACGCTATTAAGAATGATGAAGAAGAATTTGAGAAGGTGTCTAGGCAAAATGTAGAAAGAAATGAAGCATCCAAGAATTTTGTAGAACAAATTATGGGTGATATGGGAAAAAGTAATATGGGTCAGCAGCAGCAACAGCAGCCGCAGCCTGAAAATCAAATGGCAATGTAAATTGCATTGATTTTGGGCAGGCAATGAAGTAAGATAGGTTACCCTAACAGAGGTAACCTATGAAAAATTGTGAAAACTGTAATGTTGAGTTTGAGGAAAATAAATCGTTTGAAAAATACTGCTCTTCTTTGTGTCGAAATAGGTCTAATCAGAAAAAAAGAACTCTAAGAGTAAGATTAGACTCTTCTTTAAGAGATAAGAAAAATGCTTATGAAAAAGAAAGAAATACTAAAGTAGGCAGAAAAAGAGATCGTTTGAAGCATAATGAAGAAGAGAAAAAGAGATACAGAGAAAAGAACGGTATAAATTCAGATGAAGACCTTAGAGTTGCTAAAAAAGGATCGGGGACGACAACTTCTTTTGGATATAGACAGATAATAAGACATGACCATCCAAATAGTAGAAAAGACGGTCAAATGTTTGAGCATGTTTTTGTTATGTCTGAATACCTTGGAAGGCCATTAATAAAAGGTGAAAACGTGCACCATAAGAATGGTATTAGGCATGATAATAGGGTCGAAAACTTAGAGCTTTGGTCTAGATCTCAACCTTATGGACAAAGAGTTCAGGATAAAATACAGTGGTGTAGAGAGTTCTTGAATGTTTATGGCTTTGATGTCATAAAAAAAGAAGTATAAACAGAGTTTAAATACTCAATGGAGAAATTATGGCAGATAGTCAAAAAATGGGTTCTAATGTAGCCTCTGGGGGCAGAAAAATTGACGATCATTCATTTTGGGCAGGTTCTAGAGGGAAAGATTCCGTTTTCCCTGATGGGCCGCACAAAACGAAAGATGAATCAAGTGCGGAAGGAGCTGGATCGGTAATGAAGTATGAAGATACAACAGAAGCGATCAGAGC